AGGCTTTTTGCGTGACTTTCCTGCTGTTGACAGGGCAATTGCAACGGCTTGCTTGACAGCCTTCTTCTTGCTGGCAGGCTTGCTGGCCCCAATCTTCCCGGTCTTTTTAAAGCTTCCCACCATCTCTCCAATATTGGAGCTGACGGTCTTCTGACTCGATCCCTTTTTAAGCGGCATTTCGCCCTCCTTGTTTAACTAACGTGGCCATCAACCGCTCGCGCGCAACCTCTGAGCGCTGGTCGATCGCATCCTGCTGCACACCAATACGCTGCTGCGCAACCTGAGCATCCATCTGCGCCTTCTGCGACTGCATGGCAAGCCTCTGCTGCTCGATCTGCGCGTCGATCTGGTCCTTCTGAGCCCGCTGCTGCAATTCTTGTTGTTTTAGAGCAACAACCGGGTCTTCCCCGCCCTCGCCACCAGCCAACTGGCCCTGCAAGCTGCGAACTTCCTGCATGAACTGCGCAACCTTGATCGCTATCATGCCCTCGCGCTGGATATCCGAGACCATACGGTCAGGGTCCTTGCCATACTGCATAAAGAGCTCCGCCTCCACCGTCTCCTCAGCCTTTAGCCGCACATGATCCAAAATGTGCTGCTGCAACTGAATCGCGGCCATGGGATTGGCCTGCAAAATCGGGGACAAGCCCATCATCAAATGACTTGCGATGTGCGCATCATGCTGCTGACCCGCAAAAGCCTTCAAATGCATGCCATTCAACACGCTTGAGTTCTCCGTGGCCGGGTCCTTGGGCATCTGGGTGTTCTGCGGCAGCAAAATCCCATCAATGTCCCTCACGTTCAACGCCGCATAGACCCTGTAATACGCTTCATACAGGTTATGCATCTGCGGCGCAGTCTGCGCCAGCTGCAACTGGGTCTGGGCCAACGTAATACGCTGGGCAGCCGAGAAGATGTTGGGGTCGGCTACCGGTAGTACGGCCACCATGTTGTTAAAGTCATACCGCTTGATCGAGCGGCTGGCCCCAGGCACGTCATACGGGTACTCATCAGGCAACGAGCGCCCAAAACCACTGGCGAGCATTCGAAATTCCATGCTCTGCGCATAATGCAGACGCTTGTGGATGGCAGACATCACCATCGAACCACGCTCCAACAGCGCAATCGTCGTTCCGACCGCGGCATTCTGGTTGAAGTCCCCAACCATCATGTCGGCCGTGCTAGCCAAACGCTTTCCAGCGTCTACCAAAAATCCAAGCAGCGCAAACAAGGTCTGCGATGGCTCCTTATACGGCAGCGGCATCAAAGATGCGCTCAGCTCCGCACCACCAGCATCAATATCCCGCCATTCACCCGGCTGGATCGGATTATCATCGTCCGCGATCCGCGCACCCTTGGCTTTAAAGCCCGCAGGCAGGTTTGAGAGCGTTCCCGCGTCCAAAAGTTGACGCAGCGCAGCCGTCGCACCCTTCGAGAGGCTACCGATTAGGTGAACAAAGCCCAAGCCATACGCACCAAGGCCTTCGATAAGCGGGTAGTGCACAAAATATTCGATCCGACGCTTTAATTCGTCGTCTTCTTCCCAATTTCTGCGAATTCCGACCACTCTCATAGAAGACTCTTCGATCGTGACGACGTACGGAAGCTTGATTCCGGTCGGTTCGCCCTCTTCGTCCTTGTCCTCAAAGCCAGGAATGTCCAAATTCACATGGAATTCAAGCAAAAATACCTCTCCAACCTCACCCGTGGGCTGAATTCCCGTCGATTTGTTGACAGCCTGCTGAATTGGCGTCGGCGACGGGTCATTCTCATTGGTCGGGAAGTCATAATCCACGTACTCGCCAGACACAATCCGCTTTTTGAAGTCGTTTGAGTCCATGGCAATGCGATGCGTAATGCGACTGCATTGCGACATCACACTCGAACCGTTGTACGGGATGTACAAATCGTCAGCCAGGACCAGTTTGGAGACCATCCGGCCAATCTGCTCGTCAAAATAGACCTTCTTGAAGACCGATCCACCATATCCAAGGTAGAACAAGGCCTGGTCCATCTCCGGTGTGTACTCCTCCATCACCGTCGTGAGCTGGTAATTCATGAAATCCTGAACCCGGGCGGCCTGCTGCGCCTTGTCCACGGTCTCTTTTCCAACAATCTGCGTCCGAACAGGGCCGCCCGCGGGCATCAGCTCCTTAAACGCCTGCGCCTGGAACTGCACAATGCTCTCTGTGAGCATCGGATGGGCCGCGTTTGCTGCACCACGAAAAGGCTGAGTGCGCTCATCAATCTTCAGGCCCAACAACTCCAGGCCCTTTGAATACATCCGCTCCCAGTCCTCACGGCTGGACTTGTCCGCATCGAACATGCCAGACAAATCAGCAGCAATTATGTCTAGCTCATCCTGGTCAATAACCTCCGCAAGATTTGCGTAGAAATCAACTTTGTCCTCCGATGGGCCAATCTCTACAGTGGCACCACCGTCCTCTTCTAGAACAATCTCAATGTCAGGAGCATCCGCCTCAACGGATACAACTTCAAGAATCGGGGCTTCGTTTACGGCCTTGTCGATGGGCATAGCGCCATATCCTCATTTCTAACAACCGGAATAACCTCCGATTGTGTCTCAATCCAGACCCTTGCGCCACAAGAAAGTGGCTTATCCGGACTATAGATCACTTTGCACGGCCCGGTGATCTCCACCTCGTGCGCATAAGTATTGTCCTTGTACGTTTTGACCGTCAACACCGGGTTCTTCTCCCCGGACTTGGAATTGGCCTTAATCACATGCTGGTTGACGTGGACGATGGTCTTCACTTCAAAACCTTCTTAATAAAGTCCTGTGTACGAACCTCACCACCTTTTTTGAAGGGGACACCTTCTGCGCCAATCTTTCCAGCACCATACTTATCCCAAACGATTGCCGGATGCATCATTTCTTGGCCATCGGGAGTCCTTAGGGTGATGGGCCTATACTCAAACCCAGGGCCGAGGTCCTTGACCACCTGCTTCAAGTTGTTAGGCAGTTTTTCATACAGCTGAGGTTGAGCAGACTCCGCGCCAGGAAAAGCAACAAAGTTCTTGCCCATCTGGATTGCCGCAGCAACCACGTTCTTTGCCATTAACTGCTGTATGACTTGCGGGGACTCCTCCATTCCAAAAAAAGATTCTTTGATCTTGTAGTCCCCCTGGGTAATGCGTTTTGTCCACTTAGCTAATTGTTGCTGAGTTTTTTCCTGTTGCTTCATAATTTCCCTAAGCTTTTCTCTTTGTTCCGCAACTGGGTTGTCCAAGTAGCGCTGGTTTTCAACAGCTGCTTGCTCTGTCAAATCTTGAAGTTTATTTCTAAGTTCAGTCGCTTTGGGAAGGTCCTTTGCTGGGCTACCACCTAAAGGACCCTTGCCACGAATGTCATCTAGCCTATCCGATTGAAGCTCATTAACGTAAATACCATCAACTTTTCCTAAACCCGGAACGTCCGTTGTGTGCTCTGAATAACGACTAAAGGCTATCTCGTTAGGAATGCCCGACTGGGTAGGCGTCCTAACCATATTAGCGTGCTGGCCTTTATACTCAAACTGCGTTAGAGGAGACTTAGGATCTGTGTAGGATTTTTCTAATAGATTCCTCAAGTCGGTCATATTCTGTCTAAACACTTCATTTACTGCACTTGAGAGCGGGTTTACTATACTTGCAATATTTGAAGCAGCCTTTGTTCGAGTAACGGGATCCAAGCTTAACAAAGTCTGTACATCCAGATAACTTTCTACCTTGGTTCCGGGAAAAAGATTTTCCAGCTTATCCGCTCCCGCTTGAATCGTCATCCTAAGTGATGCAGCGGAATCGACATTCCCAGTCGTAGCTTTTTGCTGGTTTTGAAGAGCTTTATAAAAAGGGCTTAAAATTGGGTAAACGATAGTGTCATAAGCATCACTTATCTCATCATAGAGCTTTAGTGAGTACTGAGCCTGGTTCAATAGCTTGTTTGCTCCCTCAGACTTTTCTGGTTGATTAATACTACGCAAAAGCTCATTTACATTGTTTTTATAGTTGTTAAATACATCTGGTTCTCTTAGGTCAGAAACTATTCCACCATATGTTTTTGATCGTAGGGCATCGTACATTTTTTTGGTTTGATCAAGGTCAGCGTTTACCAATGGATTGGGAAGCTGACGCAAATGGATAATGCCTAGAGGGGCCTTATAGATGTCATCCGTGCCAGCATAAAATCTGTCAGGGTTGTTTGGGTCGGGCTTGATAATAGACGTGCCGTACCTTGAGGGGTCGAAGTCCTCTTTGATTTTATTCAAGAGATCAAACGGCGTAATCTTGGCGTTGTCAGGCAGGTCCCTTAGCGCCTCTTTAGCTCTACCAATGTCGTAATCCCTGAACTTACCCTTGAGCTGGTTAAGAAACTGTTCTTTTTGCACCGGTCCAGGCAGTTCAGCAATCATCTTATCCAGACGGCCAACAAACGGGGACTGAACAAACTCCACTCCATACTGTGTAGCCGTTGTTCTGGTTGTCGGGATTTCCTCAAAAATACTAGTGGCCTTCGGTACGCTGCTCCCACTTCCTGTGGGCTTAACAACCGCTGCCCCTGGCGCCTGCTTTCCAAGCATGGCGTTGTAGAGCTGCGCAGCAGTAATGTCAGGATTCTGCGTCTGCGCACGCACCGCACGCAAGGCAATATCCTCCACCGCGCCCTTGGCCGCCTCACCCTGAAACCGCACCGCACCACGCCCAGGTATGGGCGCCGTCATCAACTGCGGCATCGGAGCAAGCTTCAAAGCCTCCGCCTTCTCACCCAAGAACTGCAGAAGATCCTTCGCGGCCTGGGATTTCGGCTCACCAGTGATCTTTTGCATCAACTCGCCACCAGCAGCGCTCGCCTCACGCACACCCTCAGGCGTGCCGTACTTGCCATCAGTCACACCCTTGTACAAACCATACGCCGGCCCAACCACCGAGCCGATCGTCCCACGCACCGCCGTCTGCGCCAAATCAACAGGCGCACGCAGATAGTCCGCGAACTGCGCCGCAGCGGTCTGGTCATAAGGCACTGGCCCTTGGTCCGTGGGCCGCGTTCCAACAGTCATCTGCTCGATGAACTCGTCGTTGGTTACTTCGCCTCCCTCTGCCATCCCATCTAAAGGCCCCAATATCGCCGATTCCGGAATTGTAAAAGACGAAACATCCCCATTAGGAAACCGTTGAGTTACAAAGTAACTTTGCTCCGGTGGGTGCCGAAGAGCCCTTCCTGTAGCTGGATCTTTTATGGTTTTCATAAAATCATTGGGGTCTTTAACAAGCCGCGTCTCAATCCGCTTGCCAACAATTTCCAAGGGAGGCATGTTCCTCTTAACTGTATCCGACGTATACACCATCTGCCCCGGCTCATATTTGAATGGCATGGAGTTAATTAATCTTTGTTGCTCGGCTACCCGCATCCTAACCGCGTCCTGCAACGAAACATTTGTGTCGTCAAGGTTTAATAGACTTTTTTCAGCGGTGATTAAATTATCAATACCTGCCTTCTTGGCAATTTCTTCTAACATTTGTGACGCCTTGCCCGTCCCCTTACTCCTGGGTAAAACAGTCTTGCCAATAGGCATGTCATTGACCGACTCGATCCGGTAGTCCTCCGGCCGGAACACCACAAAATTGGATGTGCCAGATGGAGCACGGCCAAGACCTTTTGATCCAGGGTCCGCATACCGTATGCCACGAACACCAAGCTTGTCCAAATACTCAGTGGCGGCGGAATCCGAACCGAGCTTTAACGAAATGTACTTGTAGATCGAATCGCCCGTGAGGTCGTCCAACCCGCCCTCGCCCTTTTGGATGATTCCGCCAGACACCTCATCCCACCGCTTCGGGTTAGCACTCTCCTTGACCAACGGGTCCTTGCCCAAAAGCTTTTTGATCTCAGGGGTCTGTTGTTTGAGCGACTTATTCCAGTCCAAGAACGACGGCAGAATCTCATCAGGAATGTCCCCCTTGTAGAGATAGCCCTTAGTCATCGCCTTGGCCTTTTGCAAAATATCGGCAGCCTCATCAAAACTGATGCTGTCCCCATACCTCGCCGCTACCATGTCCAACACATCCTTGTCCGAACGCTTCTGCGAAACAAGGTCATACACAAACTCTAGCTTGGGATCCATCCCACCCGATGCACGCAAGGCCTGCGCCTCCGCACCAATAAAACTCTCCGCCACCGGACGACTCTGCGCCGTGTAGCCCGCACCTGCACCATAACGCTGCTCACCAACACCAGACTTGGCTTTGCCCGCATCCAACTGCTGGAATAAGTTCCCCGAGCCGTGATACGTGGTTATCGGCACTCCAGGCGCTTGCTTTCCAAACATGGCGTTGTACACGTCCACCGCTGAAAGATTAGGGTTTTCCGTAATACGCTGCACAGCACGAGTCGCTACATCCTCCACAGCACCCGCCACCATCGGCACGGCCTTGACCGCCATCAAAGGAATCGCAACAGGAGGAATGTTCGAAAGGGCCTGGCCTGTACGGTACGCTTCAGTGCCCCTTTGGCCAGGCTCTAATCCAAGAAATCCCTGAGTGCCCTCAACCAAAGCACGAAACGCACCCTCCGCCTTGCCCTCCTGCGCATCGGCCGGCAACGTCCCGACGGTCATCTGACGGATGAAATCATCATTGCTGACCTCACCACCATCTTCAAACATCTGCACCCTCGGGTTCACACCACTACGCCGAATGTTGAACCGACGGACATACTCTTCTAACGACTCACGGCCCGTGGGGCCCATCAAGTCC